AAAAAGGCTGTTAATAAGGAATCAACCAGTTAAACTAATCCCATACCCCTTTTTTATTGTTTAGATCATGGCTTTTTTCCGTGGTGAAGAAGGCTCCGTAAAGTTCAAGAACACTGCTGGAACAGTTGCCGCTGTCACTAGCACACGGAGCTGGAGTCTTTCAATATCCAAAGACACTCTTGATTGCACTGCTCAAGGAGCAACTTCACGCAGTTATGTTGGCGGCTTTATTGACGGCAGCGGCTCTGTTGAATTACTTTATACAGCAGCCAGCGGCGATGAAACTGCTGAATTCGTCAATGATGTCTTGACCACAGAAGATGACGGAACTGCCAAATTTGAGCTGTTCTTAGATACGTCAACTAGTAAAAAGTTCACTTTTGACGGGATTATCACGGGTGCTGAATTCGGCACTTCAGTGGGAGATCTTGTTGCAGTAACAGTGAATTTCCAAGTGAATGGTGCAATCACTTCTGCCGCTTAATGGGGGTAATTAACTAAAAAGGGGTCTTTATCGTGACGTATGCCGTCCCAGGCAAAATCCGTACCCATCAAGTCAGTACAACTTTTCAAGGCGGTGCTGATAGCCCCTTCACTCGGACTAGAGCTGTTCTAGATCAGATGAAGGCATGGGAAATTATGAAAGCGGTAACGCTTGGGACGGAATATTTACGAGATAATTCTGAAGCCTTTTTACCTCTTGAACCTCGTGAAGATTATGAGGCTTATTTATCAAGAGTAAATCGAGCTGTCTTTTCACCATATACGCAGCGTTTAATTCGAGCTGCTGCAGGATTAATTTTGAGGAAACCCATAACTATTAATGGCGATAGTTATTGGACAGATATTTTTAATAAGAACGTTGATGGCTGTGGTTCGGATTTAGATGAATATGCTCGCCGAAACCTTATATGTGCTCTTACTTATGGGCATAGCCATACCCTGGTGGATTTTCCTGCTCCGACAGGGGCCAGGTCGTTAGCTGAAGAAAGGGCAGAGAATCGTCGTCCTTACTGGATTGATGTTGATCCAACCAATATTTATGGATGGAGATTAGATCGAGAGGTTAACTATGGCGATTTAATCCAGATTCGCATTGCTGAGAAAGCAGTTGTGCCTGAAGGAGAATTTGGAGAAGTTGTTTATAACCAAGTTCGAGTCATTGAGCCAGGAAGATATCGTGTTTATCGTCAAAAAGAGAGTGACCAGACTCTTTATGGCACAGAAACAGGTTTTTCAGGAGCATTTACTGCTCCAATTACTCCAAAAGACTATGAATTAGTAGATTCTGGCGATTTCAGTTTGGGCGAAGTACCTCTAGTGACCGTTTACACAAATAAAACGGACACACTGACCAGCAAACCGCCGCTTTTGGACATCGCGCACTTAAATTTGTGCCATTTTCAGCGTCAAGCCGACTTAATACACAGCCTTCACGTTGCTTCTCAGCCAATGTTGGTTCTTGAGGGTTGGGACGACCAGACGAAAGACATGTCAGTAAGCGTTAACTACGCTATGGCGACCCAGCCTGGCAATAAAGTCTATTACGTTGAGCCAGCATCAACAGCATTTGAGGCACAAGCTGCAGAAATACAAGAATTAGAGAAACAAATGGCTTCTTTGGGTATTAGCACCCTTTCACAGCAGAAATTTGTTGCAGAATCGGCAGACGCACGACGTTTAGACCGTGTAGACACAAATTCCATGCTTTCAATGGTTGCTTTAGACCTAGAGCAGAAGTTGCAAAAAGCATTTAATTTATCCGCTCAATATCTCGGAATGGAGCCTCCAGGGATAACTATCAACAAAGATTTTGATAT